TTTAGAAAATATATTACTTTTGTTAAGGATAGAAGATTTACAAATGAAAGGCAGTTAATGCTGGTATCTCTTCTTCAGGATGAGTCTAGGGGTTACTTAAATCAATATGCAAGAGTAACATCAACTTCACCTAATGAACTTGGTAGTTTTGATTTTGAAATTAGAGATCTTCAAGGAAACTTAGATTTCTTTCCAATCAAATCGGAAATAAACAATTATGATATAAGTCTCGCATCATATGATATTATAGATGTGTTTGCGGGAGTCGGTAGCACTTCTGTTGGATCTGTTGCTCAAGTATATTCATCCCATGAAGACATACAGGTTGCAGCAGGATATACCGCAACGTCTTTCCCAGTTGTTAGTGTTGCTGCATCGCATAGAGCTGCTAAGATTCTGGTCACAGTATCTGCAGAAGGTAATAAGTATCAATACGACGAAATCACTCTTCTCACAGACGCAAATAGAAATGTAAACATCATTGAATATGGTCAATTAACAAATGAGTCGGTATTCTCAACATCAACTGCTGGGTTTGGAACTTATGATGCAAGTGTTCCTAGAATTGTAAAACAGACAGTAGATCCAAGCGATTTCATCACATCCTCCGGCATTTCTACAAGAACTAGTGGAAGCGGTGTTGGTCCTTTTGGTGGATTTAATGTTGGAGACCATACCGCATTTACCGGTAATGGTGAAAGACAATTTACTTTACATCCAATCGATTCAAGAAGATTTGATGAAATTATTGTCAGAGCAGTAGTTGGTACTGACTCAAATGGTGGAGAGCAACCCGAAGTGGGCGAATCATTACGTGCAGAATATAGTTACGACAATGGTGGCACGTTCCACGACTTTGGAGAGGTAGTTCCATATAATGGTTCTGGAACAATACAAGACTATACACTGGCATTACCAGTAGAAGCAAAAACTCCAAATACTACTTTCAGAATTCGTCAAAATTCAAATAGTGGAGAAAATGCTGGAAGTAGTTTTGATGGTTATGGTGTAAAGCAAGTAACATTTAATACTGAGAGAACAATTCTTGATTTTTATCCTAATCCTACAGGATTTGGAGCAACTGTCAATGCACTAACAGTTGGACTTGGACTTACACAATCTACTGGAATTGGATCTTTAACATTTAATACCAATACAATAGAAACATTCTATACAGATATTGCATCATCATCTACTCCTACTGAAAATAGAATTGCTGGTTGGACATCAAATATCTTTAATGGAGGTTATTTGATTATTGGAATTGAAGATGCCACTAATGATGAATATGAAGTGCTCGAAGTAGTTGCTGCACAAGATGATGTTGATCAATCCATAACTGAATTTGGTAATGTTCAAACATCTTCTGGTCTTGGAACCGTTGGTATTGCATGTACTGATACTGATTTGGAAATTCTATTTACCCCTATTCCAAACATTAATGCTAAGGTCAGAGTATGGCAGCACTCGATGAGACTTCTAGATACTTTCAACTCTGATACTGGGGTCAATTTTATTAATGCAGAACTCAACTCTGGAAATGGAATATACAGAGGAACTAGATCAGATATTAAGAGAGATTTCCAGTTACGCTCTAATTCAAAGGATATTTTCCAAAGTTACTTTGATCCCACAACAGATCCAAGAGCTGGTGTTGCTGTAACAACTGATATTATAAATCTTGATACAAATACAATCAGATTGGGTGATAATTTCTTTGTAAACGGGGAAGAAGTTGAATACAGATATTTGGATATACCTCAATTTGAACCTGTTGGAATTGCAACTACAACGATTGCAGGTATTTCCACAGACAAACTTCCAAGTAAGGTGTTCATTATTAAATCTGACAAGTTTAATGTAAAAGTTGCTGCATCTGCAACTGATGCTTTATCAATCCCACCAGTTCCTTTCGATATAACTTCTCCTGGAATTGGCGTATCGCATAGATTCATATCCAAGAAGCAAGATCAAAGAGTTATTGTTACAATTGATGATTTAATTCAATCTCCTATTGTATCAACATCAACAACTGCCAATACAACTGTAGATATCTCTCTTTTCGATGATAGTGTCACATTTAATGAGAGTGTGAAATTTAGAATTTCTGATATGTTTAAGATTGGTGATGAAATATGTCTGATTGACTCCATAGATTCTTCTACCAATGTTTTGGAGGTAAGAAGAGGTTGGATGGGGACTGAAATTGGCATTCATACTGCGCCAAGTTTGGTGACAAAAATAGAAGGAAATTATAGTATTATTGATAGCACTATAAACTTCTCTGCTGCACCATTTGGTCCATCACCAATAGGAACAGTAACAAATGCTCCTAATGATAGGGATTATGCTGGCATTACAACCAGTTCTTCTTTCAGTGGACGAGCATTTACTAAGTCCTCTGCTAAAAATGCTGAGGTTGAACCATATCAAGATAATTACATCTTTACAGATATATCAAATTCATTCAATGGAATTAAGACGGATTTCACCTTATCTGGTGATGGATTCTCCTCTCCGACTGAAGTTACTGGGATTGCAACAGATAATGCCATAATTCTTTTGAATGGATTATTACAATCACCATCTAGATTTGGCCTCAATCCAATCATTGAAAATCAATATATTGCAGAATCTGCAGGAGTATCCACAGTATACTTTAATGGTGCTCCTGTTGGGGGAGAAATTGTATCGGTCGGATCAACAAAAGGATTTGGTTATCAACCACTCGTTTCTGCAGGTGGAACTGCAATCGTTTCAACATCTGGAACTATAACAGCAATTGCAATAGGAAATAGTGGATCTGGATATAGAAGTGGCATACAAACAACAGTCAATGTTTCAGTTGCAACTTCATCTCTTGAGGAAGTCAATATTACTAAGATTGGTATTGCTTCAGTTCTCAATGGTAATGTTGTGGGTGTTAGTATTACAAATCCTGGATCTGGATACACTTATCCACCAAGAGTCATATTTGATGCTCCATTCTCTTATGAGGATCTAGAGTTACAATATACTGGAGGAACCTCTGGTCTTGGAACTGGAGCAAGAGCAAGTATTGTTGTTGGTCAAGGTTCAAGCGTAATTGGATTTGAACTTACTGAAGTTGGTAGTGCATACGAACTTGGAGATAAGTTAACAGTTTCTATTGGTGGAACTACAGGAATTCCTACTACTTCTGATTTTGCAGATAATGAGTTCCAATTAACGGTTACTGACCAATATCAAGAACAATTTAATGGATGGAATATTGGTAACCTAACAATATTCGATAAAGTTGATAATCTCTTTGATGGATTCAAGAAAATATTCCCACTCAAGATTGATGGTGTTAGACAATCAATCATCGCAAGAGAAGGAAGTGAGATTGATGTTGCATATGTTCTTCTAATATTCATTAACGGAGTTCTACAAGAACCAAAAGTTGCATATGAATTTAATGGTGGTAGTAGAGTGAAATTTACTGAGGCACCTAGAGTTGGCGATAAAGCAACTATTCTATTCTATCAAGGCAATAAAGATGTTGATGTTATTAACAAAGACATTTTAGAAACTGTGAAAGTTGGTGATACACTTAAAATATTCCCAGATGAGGGGGATCTGCGTCAAGATGATAGAACAGTATTCTCTATTGATTCTATTGATATTGCTCGAACAAACACATATAGTGGTGTTGGAATTTTGACAACTGGTGCTCTTAGACCAGTTATTTGGTGTAAGCAAAGATCCGATGCGTTTGTTGATGGACAATCTGTTCCAAAAAATAGAGAAGAATACGAATCTTTAATTTTCCCAACAACAAACATCATCAAAAATGTTTCTTCTTCAGATACTGTAGTGTTCGTAGAGAACGCAAGAACAGTCTTTGATCCTGTTAGAGAAAATCCAACACCAACTTCAACTAAATCATCTATTCAAATTATTGATCAATCAGAAAAAGTTTCTGCCGAGGCAACAGCAGTTATCATTGAACAAATTGGATCTGTATCGTCAATTACTTTGACCAACCCAGGAATGGGTTATACCGAGGCACCTGCTGTATTCTTTGAAACTCCTGATGGTTTTGGAACATCATCTAGAGCACAAGCAACTACGACTATTTCTGATGGAAAAGTAACATCAATTACTCTCACTGACCTTGGATCTGGATATACACAGACGCCAAAAGTCTTGATAGAACCTCCACCAAGTAATGTAGAAACTATCAATGATGCGTTCTATACTGGCGATTTTGGGGTCATTACTGGAATCAAAACAACATCAGTTGGAGTTGCATCTACTGGATTAGTATTTGATCTTTATATTCCAAATAATTCCTTCCTGAAAGATGAATCTATCGTAGGAACATCTGTTACTGTAAGTGGAATACAAACTGGATATTACTTTGTTGCTTCAAATACTAATGTTGGTAATGGAGTTACATCACTAGATTCTAGTGGTTCTGTAATTATGAACGGATCTGATTATCTAGATAATGTATATGAAGCAGTTGCAGTTTCTATTGCACAAACTGCGGTCTCTGGAGTTGGAATTACTGATGTTATTCAAGTCACAGTAAGTCTAGAAGATTACAATGGATTAGTTGGACTTGGATATAGTTCAATATTTGGAGATTACTCTTGGGCAAGAATTGAAATTACCAATCGTATTGATACGAAATCTTTTGAAATATATAATAATGGGTTATCAGGAATTCAAACTTCTCCAATCGTAAGAAGATTGAATCCATTAGAAAACTTTAATTATAACCAATAAATAGATAAAAAAGTATAAAATGTCTGCTATTATAACAGATCAATTTAGAATATTAAGTGCAGAAAATTTTGTCGCGTCTGTGACATCATCTTCTAATGCATATTATTCGTTCATAGGTCTTCCTAATGCAACGGATGTCAGTGCAACCTGGAATACCACTCCACCAGCACCAAAAGATAGTTTTTTCGATGAAAACGATACTTGGGATACTATTATTGCACTTAAGAAGATAACTTCATCCGATATAAGGCAGGTTATTAGAAAAACAGACTGGGTTTCTGGAACAACCTACGACATGTATCGTGATGATATTACCAGAGACAATTTGTCGCAACCATCAAATTCTACCAGTCTGTATGACTCTAATTATTATGTGATAAACAGCGAGTTTAAAGTTTATATTTGTCTTCAAAATGGAACTGACCCAGAAAATCAATCTGGAAGACCATCTCTTGATGAACCAAGATTTACCGACCTAGAACCAAGATCAGCAGGTTCTAGTGGTGATGGTTACATTTGGAAATATCTTTTTTCAATTAATCCAAGTGATATTGTCAAATTTGATTCTCTTGAATTTATTCCAGTACCAGCAGATTGGAAAACTAGTACAGACAATGCTGCTGTGAGAGATAATGCAGCAACTAGTGGACAATTAAAGATCGTATCTATCACCAATAGAGGTGTTGGTCTTGGAACTGCAAACAGAACTTATACAAGAGTTCCAATCAAAGGAAATGGAAGTGGTGCAGAAGCAACTATTATTGTTGGAAATGACTCCAAGATAGAGTCAATTAATATTTCAAAGGGTGGATCTGGATATACTTATGGAACAGTTGATTTAGTTGCGGGAGAAGTTCCTACTGGATCAATAAGTCCAACATTTGATGTTATTATTCCCCCACCAGGTGGTCATGGTGCAGATATTTACAGAGAACTTGGTGCTAAGAACGTTTTAATATATTCTAGAATTGAAAATGATAATGAAAATCCCGATTTCATTACGGGAAATCAGGTTGCAAGAATTGGTATAGTCAAAAATCCATCAGCGTATAACTCAAGTTCACTCTTAAATCTAGAAAAAGCAAGTGGTGTATATGCTTTAAGATTGACTGGACCCGATTTAGGAAACTTCTCGCCAGTTGCTAATAGTTTTATCACACAAACAGTTGGTCTTACTTCAGTTGCTGTTGGTAGAGTCATATCTTACGATAATGTTACCGGAGTTTTGAAATACTGGCAGGATAAGAGTCTTGCTGGATTTACTACTAGTGGTGCTCAAGATCCAAATCCAGAATACGGATTATCCCTTATAGAATTTACCGCAGACGTTGGTACTAGCGGAAATCTGATTATCAGTAATGATCAAGTAAGCACTGGACTAACAATCGACTCAACTTTTACCGGTATTACTACTGTAATAAATAATAGGACTTATAATCTTGGTCAGTCTTTTGTAAATGGTGTGGCACAACCTGAGGTCCAAAAATATTCTGGAAATATAATTTATGTAGATAATAGACCTTCTATTACAAGATCGACCAACCAAAAAGAAGATATCAAAGTTATTTTGCAATTTTAAAGAATAATGCCACAGGAAACTAATCTAAACGTCTCTCCATATTTTGACGACTTTGATCCGGCTAAAAATTATTATAAAGTATTATTTAAACCAGGTTATCCAGTTCAAGCAAGAGAACTGACAACCATACAATCTATACTGCAAAATCAGGTAGAAAGGTTTGGAACGCACGTTTTTAAAGAAGGTGCGAAAGTTATTCCCGGACAAACATCTTTCAATAGTCAGTACACTGCTATTGAATTGGAGAATTCCTTCACTGGCATTTCCGTATCTTCTTACATCAAATCTCTCGTAGGAACAACAATACGAGGAGAATTCTCTGGAGTTAGAGCAAGAGTTGAACAAGCTTTAACCGCATCAGAATCTGATAGAAATAACGCAACTTTATATGTTAGTTACATTTCATCAAGTTCTAGTAATCAATCTAAAACATTTGATGATGGTGAAAATTTAGTTACTGAGAGTGGACTTCAAACCTCAAATGTAATTTTTATTCAAAATGAAACCTTTGCTACTGCAATAGCACAAAATGCTTCTTCAGTTGCATCATCATTTACGGTACAAGACGGGGTATATTTTTTAAGAGGAACTTTTTTAAGCGTTCCTACACAAACGAT